GTTGATGGATCTGGCGAAAATAATTTCACACTCCTTTATGTTTGCTGTGATCTTCTCAACTGCTCCTGACACTCTCAATCATCAGATCTTGACACCTTCTAAATAAGTGTGTTATAATCATTGTGTTAGTGACCGTCTGAATGGATTTACTTGATAAGTTCAATGCCGGATTACCAGATCGTCTTCACGAAGATGAATGCTGGGAGTGGCAAGGCAACAAAGACAAACAAGGTTATGGGAGAATATCTCATAACTACAAAAAGGTAAAGGTTCACAGATTAGCATATGAAGTTCATTATGCTGAACCTCTTGGAGATCTTCTTTGTTGTCATAAGTGTGATAATCCTTCCTGTGTCAATCCTAATCATCTTTATGCTGGCACCAATGCCGACAACATGAGAGATAAGGTTGAGAGAGGAAGACAACATCGACCTGTTGTTGATTATAGGGGAGATAAGTCTCCAAGATCTATCCTTAAGGAACATCAAGTAAGAGACATCCGTAACCTTTATAAATTGGGTTATACTATTAGGAAACTATCAGGGTTATATCCAGCCGTCAAAGAAGCGGCAATTGCAAATATAGTTCATAACAGAACATGGAAACATTTATTGGAGCGTGAATGATGGCCAAGGGTTTCACAGTAAAGGCATCAAAACCAAAAACATCAGCACCACAACCAACGTGGGATTATGATGCAATCAAGAAAAGATGGCGCGGCAAGACAATCGTTTTTTGCTTACCTGGCAGAGGTTGTTCTTATCTCTTTTTGAAGAACTTTGTTCAACTTGCGTTTGACTTGGTTCAGAACAACATGGCGATCCAAATTAGTCAGGATTATTCTTCAATGGTTAATTTTGCTCGATGCAAATGTCTTGGAGCAAATGTGTTGAGAGGTCCTGATCAGATCCCATGGGATGGTAAGTTACGTTACGATTATCAGTTGTGGATCGATAATGACATTATCTTTAACACAGAGAAGTTCTGGCAACTTGCTGATCTTGCTCTTCCTGCTGATGCCGTCGATGAAGATGGGGAGTTGATTGAAGGTAAAGATCACCCAATCTCTGCTGGTTGGTATTCCACTGAAGATGGAAAGACCACTTCTGTTGCACACTGGTTGGAAGAAGATGACTTCCGTAATAATGGTGGTGTGATGAATCATGAGATGGTTGATGGCATTACCAAACGTAAAAAGCCCTTCACTGTTGATTACACTGGATTCGGTTGGGTGATGGTTCGTAAGGGTGTGTTTGAAGATCCTGAAATGAAGTATCCTTGGTTTGCACCAAAGATGCAAGTGTTTGAATCTGGAGCGGTTCAAGATATGTGTGGAGAGGATGTATCCTTCTGTTTGGATGCAATTGATGCTGGATTTGAAATCTGGTGTGATCCACGCATTCGTGTTGGACATGAGAAAACAAGAATCATCTAATTTTCATTATGTCAAGTTCAAGAAAATCGACTGAGGCAAGAACTCGTCAAGAGAGTTATAATGAGAAGAGAAAGGAGATCAGACATCTGTATCTCCTTGCCAAACAAACAAAACAACTACAAAATGAGGCAAACGAATGGCAATGACTTGGAGTATTGCTAAACTCCATCTTCATAAAGACGGTCACCAAATGGGTGATCGTCAGAAACGCACTTCCATTGGTAATGGTAAAAGAAAGCGTGGTGGATACAAATCACGCAAAAAGTATAGAGGACAAGGTAAACGATGAATTTTGAGGACGAGTGGCATAAAACACATCCTTTGGATCACTGGGTTTATGATAAACTTCTCCTCTCCAATGCATTAGGTTATACTTGCGGACCAGTGGGAATTGATGTTCCCACACCTGGTCAATATATTATTCGACCCGTTCACAACTATATGGGAATGGGTCGTTTTTCACGCATTGCTTCACTAACAAGAAGCACTGATCATTTGCATCCAGGAGAGTTTTGGTGTGAAGTTTTTAAAGGTCCACACTTTACAGTTGACTTTCATAATGGAGTTGCTGAACTTGTTGTAAAAGGAGTTAGAAAAGAAGGAGATCCACTGTGGAAGTGGTCTCGATGGACTCGGGTAAATAAGAAGTTCAAACTTCCTAAGATCCTACAAGATCTTCATGGTAAATATGAATGGATCAACTGTGAATTCATTGGAGATCGACTTATCGAAGTTCATTTTCGTAAGAATCCTGATTTTAGGTTTGGTAATAAGATTGCCATTCCTGTTTGGGATGGAAGTGAAATCAAAAATAAGAAATCACAGTTTCATTTTGTAGAAGATAAAGATTATCACAGAAGGGGGTTTTATATCAAATGAATAGCCAAAGTCAAATGAGTGAGGAATTCCTCAGAGAAATCAATGAGGATGATCTCAATCCCAAGTCAAAGAAGAAGAGACCTGCTGATGGTCTCTTTGAAAGAACTGAATGTGAATGCGACACGTGTGAATGTGACAGGCAAACCCTCCAAGAAGGTTGATAAATAACCACAGTAAGTTGTAACTGTAACTGTGCCGATTGAAAGGGTCAGTCAAGGATTTAAGGACATTAGTGCGTCTTTTCAAATCAATCCAATTAATGATGATCTCATTGCAATTAAGAATGAGGTCTCAATTGCACGTGCAATTAGGAATTTAATCTTTACAGTTCCAGGAGATAAACCATTCCAACCAGAAGTTGGTTCGAATGTTGATAACTTACTATTTGACAACATGGATGAGCTGACTGCGGCATCCATTCGATCAGAGATTGAATACACAATTAATAACTTCGAACCCAGAGTTGAGTTGAATGAGGTTATCGTTGAACCTAACTATGATGATAATGAGTTTAACGTGACAATTAAGTATTACATTGTTGGTATTGATGTTCCCCAACAGGAACTTGCTTTCGCACTTCAGCTCACCAGGTAAATGGCATTAGTTAATTTTAGTAACGTCGATTTCGATCAGATAAAACAATCCATTAAGGATTATCTGAAAGCGAACTCAAACTTCACTGATTACGACTTTGAAGGATCTAATCTTTCAACGATTATTGACGTTCTTGCTTATAACACCTACATTAACTCATACAACGCCAACATGGTGACGAATGAGGTTTTCATTGACAGTGCAACTCTTCGTAATAATGTAGTTTCGTTAGCAAGAAACGTTGGTTATGTTCCCACATCCCGTAAGGCATCAAAGGCGACCATTTCGTTTATTGTGGACATGCAGAATGTGTCCGCATCAACTCTTACGTTGAAATCTGGTTTAGTCGCCATTAGTGCAAACAGAGCACTCAATCAAAATCTTACCTTCTGTATTCCAAGTGATGTTACGGTTCAGGTGGATTCCACAGGAACTGCTAACTTCGAGAACCTGGAAATTTACGAAGGTTCATTCATTCAACAAAACTACACTTACTCTTCTCGTAATCCAAATCAGAAATATCTTCTTCCGAATGCTGGAGTTGACACAGACTTAGTTTCTGTGGTGGTAAAAGAATCAGAACAATCCACTGTTTCGAGAAAGTTTAGACGTTCTGACAGTCTTTTGGGTGTGGATGGAACTTCTCCTGTTTATTATCTCTCTGAAATTGATGGAGAAAGATATGAAGTTTACTTTGGTGATGGTAATTTTGGACTTCCTCTTCAGGATCCAAATTATATTCAGATCTCTTACATCACATCGAGTGGAGCATCTGGCAACGGAGTGACTCGTTTTTCTTATGCTGGAAGTTTAGTGGATAATAATGGTAACTCAGTTACCGCTGGTGTTTCTAACATTACTACGATTTCACCTTCTGGTGGTGGATCAGATATTGAAAGTGTGGAATCAGTTAGAAAATATGCTCCACAGATTTATTCATCACAAAACAGAGCAGTTACCTCTGCTGATTATGAAGCAATTATTCCTCAGATTTACCCTGAAGCGGAATCTGTTTCTGCTTTTGGGGGCGAAGATCTTTCTCCTCCTGCTTATGGCAAGGTTTTTGTGAGCATCAAACCTTACAATGGAATCTTCTTATCCTCTGGAGTGAAGGAAAACATTCAAAATCAGATAAGAAAGTACAGTGTTGCTGGAATTGTTGTTGAAATTGTTGATCTGAAGTATCTTTATGTAGAGACAAACTCCACTGTTTATTACAACACTAACCTCGCAACCTCCCCACAACAACTCAGCACAGTTATTCAGGGTAATTTGGGTGTTTATGCTAACTCAACTGAACTGAATAAGTTTGGTGCAAGGTTTAAGTACTCCAAATTCCAAGGTGTGATTGATAACAGTAACGATTCAATTACGTCTAACATTACAACTGTGAATATGAGACGGGATATGGTCCCTGTGATTAACGCATTTGCGGAGTATGAAATCTGTTATGGTAACAGATTCCACATTAAGAATCACGGACATTCACCAGTTGCTGATGGAACTGTCATTGGATACAACATTAAGTCCTCTGGTTTCACCATTAGTGGTGTGAATGGAACAGTTTATCTCGGTGACACACCAAATCCAGATCAGAAAACTGGAACATTATTCTTCTTTAGGCTTCAATCTCCCACTGAACCAGTAATTGTGAAATCAAATGTGGGACTTATTGATTACATCAAGGGTGAGGTTCGTTTAAATCCTGTTAATATTCTTAGCACACAAGTGAATAGAGGTGTTCCTCTGATTGAAATTTCAGCAACTCCATACTCAAATGATGTTATTGGCCTTCAAGACCTTTACCTTCAATTAGACACCTCAAATGTCGTGGTAAATATGTTACAGGATAACATCGCTTCTGGTAGTGATACCTCGGGAGTAAATTATCCAGTAACGACGAGTTACTCCAATGGAGGTCTCGTTAGAGGTACTCCAGTTATCAATACCTCAATAACTGGAACAGTTCAAACAACTGGAACCACATCGGCTTCAGTTGTGACGACACAGAGTGGTTCCAGTTACCAAGCTACTTACTAAGATAGATGACAGTAGATAGAGTTAGATTTCAGGACATTGTAGAGAGTCAACTCCCTCGTTATGTGAGGGAAGATTTTCCACTGCTACCAGAATTCCTCAAGCAATATTACATTTCACAAGAAATTCAGAGTGGAACTCTGGATTTGGTTCAAAATTTAGATCAATATGTCAATTTGAGCGAGATTTTTGACCTTTCTAACTCAACAACTCTTGGTGCTGATCTTTCTTTCACTGGAAAAATCATTCAAACCTCATTTGAGGGTAATTTTACAGTCGGATTTCCCGATAAAAATGGTCTAATTCAGATTGATGATGAAATTATCTTCTATGAAACCAAAACTGACCGCAATTTTGAAGGATGCACTCGCGGTTTTAGTGGAATTACGTCATATATTTCACCTTCAACCCCAGATGAGCTCGTTTTTACGACTTCTGTAGCGACAGAACACAAAAATGGAGCCAGAATTGTCAATTTGAACGTTCTTTTCCTCCAACAATTTCTTCAAAAGCTTAAAAAACAATTTACACCTGGTTTTTCTGGTCGTTCTTTAACAAATAACCTCGATCAGAAGAACTTTTTGTATGGTGCAGAGTCATTTTACTCCGCAAAAGGAACAGATGCCGCCACAGAAGTGCTTTTTCGAGCACTTTATGGTGAAGATGTTGAAATTATTCACCCAAGTCGTTTTCTGTTTAGACCTTCTGATGCAGATTACAAGATTACTGAGGATTTCATCGTTGAAGCGATTGATGGAGATCCGTTAGAACTAAAAAACCTCACATTGTTCCAACTTGAAAGTGGAGCAAATGGTTCTGTTACAAATGTTGAAAGAATTAATTACGATAAAGGTCAATATTACCAAATTAGTGTCGATAGTGGTTATGACAGAGACATTAATGTCAGAGGAACCATTTATGCTGATTTTCAGGTTAATCCAAAGACAAAATTACTGAATTCCGTAAGTTATGGATCCACAATTCTCGATGTTGATTCAACATTGGGTTTTGATGACTCTGGAGAACTTGTCACAACTGATATTGATGGAAATGACGTTATTTTAACTTATTCTGGAAAGAATATTAACCAATTCTTCAATGTTGAAGGTGTAACTTATGAAATTGATGTCAAAACTGACATTCGAAAGAACGATTACTCTTATGCTTATGTTGGAATTGGCACAGAAGAACAAATTCGAGTTAGAATTGCTGGTGCTCTGAAAGATCTCGAAATCAACGAGAAAACTTACTCATATAACGAAAGAGACCTCATTAACATTAAGTCTCTGGGTCGAATTTCGAAGAATCAGAGGTCCACTGGGTGGATTACTAACGTTAAAACCTCAATGGATGTTGAGAACGTTATTCCCGATGACATCGATGAGAGAATTTACAGCATCTTTACTTTTGACACCCATTATTATTATCCCGGTTACAGAATTGTTCTAACTGATGCCTTTGGGACAAAAACAAACGGAAAGATTTCAAGAGTCATCTCTAAACGAGGATTTGTTGTTAAATTTGAAAATGCTCTGAATTTGGCAGCTCCCACTTATGTTGTGGAGAACCAATTACTCAAAGGAGACTCGGACAACTTTCAGGAGATCACAGAATTCACAGCAAACGTTCAGAACACCTATTCTGACCCCTCAGACAACGTTCTGGTGGTTTCTAACACCATTCCAAACTACTTCGACACTAAGACTAACCCCTATAACAAAACAATTGTTTTCAGTGGATCTGCAGATGGTGAAAACATCAGATTAACCAATAACACTGATCACGGATTCTACACTGGTGATGCAGTTTTCTACAGTCCTGGAATTACCAATGAGGTGACAAGTTCTCCTGATGGAATTGAAGTTGTAACTCAAAACATCAGTAAATTCACTAATGTTGAATCTCTTGTTTATTATGTCAAGAGAGTTGATCAGGAAACAATCAAACTTGCCAGATCTCGTTCTGACATCTTTGCTAATAAGTTCATTTCTCCTCTGGGAGATGTAACAAACAACGTCTTCACTTACTACGATTACTACAATAAGAAACTTCTCCCACAATCCATTATCAGACAGATTACTGATCCTGTTAATCGATCCGATGAATATGAGACTGTTGCTGGAGATTACAATGGCATTCTGGTAAATGGTGTTGAGATTCTGAACTATAAGTCTCAGGATAAACTGTTCTCTGGAAGAATTGAATCCATTAAGGTTGGAAGTGGTGGTGAGGACTATGATGTTGTCAATCCTCCTGAATTTCACATTGATGATAATGTTCAGACTGGAATTGCTGCAACTGGTGTTGTGGCAGTTAGAGGAAGTCTTCAGAAGATTAACATTATTGATCCAGGATTTGATTACATTGGAACTCCCACTGTTCGCATCACTGGTGGTAATGGAACTGGTGCGGCTGCAGAAGTTAATCTCACAACAGCTTATAATGTACCACAATTCAACTCTGAGGTTGATGGCAGTGTTACTGGTGGCATAAGCACAACTAATAACACAATTGGTTTCTCTACCTATCACAGGTTCAGAGATTATGAGAGGGTTGTTTATGATTCCAAGAAACTTCAGAATGTTGGTGGTCTCTCCACTGGAAGTTTCTATTATGTTTCTCTTGTAGATGCATCAACTGTCAAACTTCATAAGTCTTATGATGATGCCAATTTGGGCATCAACACCATTTCTCTCACTGGTTATGGTAAAGGGATTCAGTCCATTAATTCCACTGGTCTGAAGTATATTCTTTCTGATGTTGTTGTTACAAATCCAGGACAAAATTATCAGAATAAAAAGAGAAGAATCACTGGAATTAACACAGCATCCAACACAATCACCATCAAGAGCCATGGTTACTTGAATGGTGAAATTATTGAGTATGAATCCATTGATGATGA